GCAGCAGGGGCAGAACCACCAGCCCATTCTATTGAGGTAGGCCATGTGATGGTGGATGCGGTTGTGGAGTACTGATATACAGTGTCGTTTGTTTCACCAGTGGTGTAGAACTTATCCCCATTATCAGAGAACGCAAGCCCATAGAAGTCCGTACCTACTTCAGAGATGGTATAGCTAATACTGTCGTAGCTTGCTGTGGAAACATCCCACGCTGTACTTAGTGTATAAGAGAACACGTTGTTTGTAGTGGTGTCTGCAATAAACATTCTTAGCCCATCCACACTGAAGTGTAGGCTCTGGGGGTCTGTTGCCTGACTTGTCACACTAAAGCTTATGGAATCATAGCTTGCTGTGGAAACATCCCAAGCGGTACTTAAGGTGTACTGATATACAGTATCGCTTAAGAAACCAACAACGTACATTTTAGTACCGTCTGGTTTAAAGAAAATACCCGTTGGCGCTGCTTCTTGCGATGCAACCGAGAAGGATTTACTGGCGTATGACCCCGTAGATACATCATATGCTGTGCCAAGGGTATATTGATAGACCGTATCAGTATCAAACCCTACAGCATACAAAGATGCCCCACTGTCCCCTACAAACAGGGCAGTGGGTGCTGTAAGTTGAGAACTAACATCAAGGGACTTACTTGCGTAACTAGCAGTAGATACATCCCAAGCTGTACTAAGTGTGTACTGGTATATGGCATCATTAATTGCATCTATTGTGTACATTGTAGTACCGTCAGACTTGAAGAACAAGTCTTCTGGCCTTGGGCCTTGAGAGGAAACCGAAAAACTCTTGCTGTCATATACGGCCCCTGAAATATCATAAGGCGCAACACCACCAGTCACCTCTACCTGAAACGACTGCACATCCCCAGCATTGCTGAAGGTGTATGTTGTGTTAGCTGTTAGTGTATCACTGAAGTAGTTGCCTGTGCTAAGATCAATGTTGCTGCTAGTGATTGTACCAAGTGTTACCTTAGTGTCAGCACCGATTTGTATAGCATTCTTAACTACAAAATCTTTATTATTTGACATCTACTTCACCTTCCATAGTTGTCTTTTTACGTTTAGCCCACCAAACCTTCCTAGCTTCGGACTGCTTTCTTTTAGTGGTATCTGAGTGTTTTCGGCCTTTACTTGTGGCACTTATCTTTTGTCTTGTCTCTTCTGAAACTTCAACACCGTACCTAGGATTGTTAGAACCTGAGTTATTCTCAGACATAATCTTTAATGTCTCTTCAGAGTGTTTGCGTCCTGACTGAGACTTAGACATTTTAGCACGAGTCTCTTCAGTAATCTCCCTACCAATACAACCCCTGTTACCCCCAACAACAAGATTTAAACAGGTTGGGTCTTCTACTACTCGTTCAGTAACTACAATAGATTCCCAAAGCAAACACTCGTCATACGTACCTAAAAACAAAACATTACGTACCCAATCTTCAGGGTCTTTACATTCTGTCCTACGTCTACCGCCAAACTTCTTATTAAACAATACACCACTACCTGCGTAGTTGTCCTCTGGACTGCCTTTGTGTATCCCTCTATAGAACTCTCCAGTAGACTTACGTACCCACTGATAGCCAAACGCCTCGTGTTCCATCATTTTGCACCATCCACAGCTTGTACTGCTTGGTAGGATGTACCACCATCACGAGTGCTGAAGGTTAGTACATCTGTATCACCTATGGCTGGACTTGTGGGTGCAGTACCTCCTGCAAACTCTATGGTGCTGTCGTAGGTGATGGTGGCTGGCGCTGAAGAATTATACTGATAAACAGTATCGTTAGCAGTGCCTAAAACCATTAAAACTTTACCGTCTGAACTGAACTGCAAACTTCTTGGATCTCCACTCTCAGATGATGTGTCAAGTGTAATACTGTCGTAAGAAGCTGTACTGATATCCCATGCAGTGCTTAATGAATACTGATAAACATTATCGTTTGTAATGCCTGTCATGTACACTTTGGTTCCATCACTCTTGAATGTAAGTCCATCCATGTTTGTATCTTGTGAGCTAGTCGTAAAAGACTTACTTGCATAAGATGCAGTAGAGATATCCCAAGCTGTTGATAGGGTGTACTGGTAGACAACGGTACTAGAAGCAACATACATAGTTGTACCATCTGGTTTAAACCACATAGCTTGCGGTGAGGTAGTTTGAGTTGCAACACTAAAGCTAACACTGTCATATGAAGCTGTGGAAAGATCATAAGCCGTAGACATGCTATATGAATATACTGCATCACCGCCTGTGCCTGTTCCCAACATATAAAACTTTGTGCCATCCGATTTAACATGAACAGACGCAGGCATAGTATTTTGAGCATTAACACTTATAGATTTACTATCGTATGATGCCGTGCTTATATCCCAAGCTGTTGATAAACTGTATGATCTGACTGTATCTGTGTTGCCCACTAAAAAGAATTGTGTGCCATCAGACTTAAAGTGCATAGCCTGTGGGCCACTTTCCTCTGTAGCCACACTGAACGATTTATTTGCGTAAGTCGCATTTTCTACATCATAACTTCCTGCACCTGCCTGATCCAACAACAACGTAGCCTGACTAACAGTACCACTAGAAGCAGGGTTGCTTAGGTTAATCTGAATGTCAGACGTTGGGGTAATCTCAAAGACTGAGCCAGTGGATAGGTCTAGGGTGCGGGTGTTTAGGGCTGTGGAGTATTGGTAGATAATACCACTTGTAGAAACAATGTATAAGTTAGTCCCATCAGAGTTAAACGTAAGGCCAACAGTGTTTAAAGGTTCACTGGGGCTGAAGCTAACACTATCATAACTTGCTGTAGACATATCCCAAGCTGTACTCAATGAATATTGATACACACTGCTTCCCACAGTGCCAACAATGTACATCTTAGTACCATCATCCTTAAAGAATATACCAACAGGCCCAGCATCTTGAGATGACACACTAAAAGTTACACTATCAAAAGATGCCGTAGATATGTCCCATGCTGTAGACAAACTGTACTGATTAACCTCATCACCTGAATTACCTACAACATACAGCTTAGTCCCGTCTGTCTTAAAGGCTATATCAGCAGGTAATGCTTCTTGGGAGCTAACATTTATACTTTTTGAGGCGTAACTTGCAGTTGATAAATCCCAAGCTGTAGTAAGGTCATACTGATAAACTGTGTCTGAAACATTACCCGTTATATAGAATTTAGTACCATCGGGCTTGAAGAATAAACCAGTGGGTGTTGTCTCCTGAGAGGCTACACTAAAACTTACACTGTCATAAGATGCCGTGCTAATATCAAAAGCAGTAGATAGGGAATACTGATAAATAGAATCATTTGTTAGACCACTTGTGTACATTTTAGTACCATCAGAGCTAAAAGCAACATCATAGGGCACTGTATCTTGAGATGAAGTATCGTAGCTTTTGTTAGTATAGCTAACACTATTTAAGTTGTATCCATCCCCTAGCCCAGACACAACAGTACCCACGCCCTCATGGTAGACCGTGGGTTTAATACCTGCTTTAACCTTAAAATCTTTACTATTCGACATGGTTCACCTTTCCCCTTGTCTTTATATCTTACAGTGTGATTGCTTTAACTGTAAACGCTGTACTATTTGTTGATGCTGGTGTGCCTAAGATACGGACGTTACCACCTGATAGGTCTACATCAAATGTAGCTAGTGCAGTAGCTGTATTAATCTGTGCGTACTCTGTTGCTACAGCAGTTGTGCCATCGTGTGTGATAAGCAACTCAGTGATACTACGTTCTGTGGCTGATGAGTCATACGCTGTAATAACTGCTTTAATACCACCATAAGTTGTAGCATTGTAAGACGCTAGTGTTACTTGTGTTGTAGCTGTAGTAGTTTGTGTCTGTGTGTCAAACGCTTCTACTGCAGCATTCACCCATGCACTACCATTCCATTGTAAGTACTCACCTGATGTAGCACTCGTGATAGTTACGTTATCAATGTCATTCAATGCAGTGATAGTATCGTTAACCCACGCAGAGCCATTCCACTTAACAAAGTCACCTGTTGTAGCACTGGTGATAGTTACATTACTAATATCATTTAGTGTATTAATAGTAGGGATACTTGCATTAACCCAAGCTGCACCGTCCCACTTAAGAAACTCTCCTGATGATGCACTAGTAATAGTAACGTTAGAGATGTCATTAAGTGTATTGATAGTTGGGATACTCTCAGCTTGCCAGCCGTTAGTAGTATCAAATGTAAGTACTTGCCCATCTGTTGGGGACATAGCACTGTACACATTGTCCAAGTCTTGAATGTTAGACGGTACATCACTTTCTTTAGCTAGTGGAAAACCAGCCTGTGTTGAACCATCGTGAACAACTACAGTGTTCTTAGTTGAGTCGATAGTAATTTCGCCAGCGGCACCTGTGAACGTGGAGTGCTCAGTAGTAGTACCACGGCGGCGTTGAATTTGTGTAGACATACTTATAATGCTCCGTAATCTGCCGTTGACGTAGGTGAGTTGTTAATAAAGCCATAATCCCCTACAGTAGCACCAACCACAGCCGCTAACTGTGCAGTACTATTATAGCTATCTTCAGCTTTAGCTGCCCAATGCAAAGCAGAGTAACCTGTAGTAACACTATCTGATAAAGTGTATTGGCTATCTTCAGGGTTAATAGCCAGTTTCTCTGCATCTGCTGCACTGTCTGCTGCCGCTGTTGCTGAACCTAAAATACCATCTACATACGTTTTAGTAGTGAGGTCTGAACCTGTTGTGGGTGTACCAGCACCAGTGATCTTGTTGCCACCCATAGCAATGGCACCTGTCATAGTGCCTCCTGCTAGTGGTAGCTTAGTTGCGATAACGTTTGTTAGAGTAGTGTAAACGTTATTGTCATCATTGATAGCTTGAGCAATCTCGTCTAGCGTATCTAGTGTAGCAGGTGCACCAGCGATAAGGTTGTTAATAGCTGTATCAACATAGTTTTTCGTTGCAGCCTGTTGTGCCGTAGTTGGATCAGTAACGTTGTCTAGGGTAGTGTTAGTAAAATCTGCACTACCATTAACTGTTAAGTCACCGCCAATAGTAACGTTACCTGTAGTTGTTACACTATCTAAGTAACTGTCTGCCCAGTACGCTGATGCACTACCCAAGTTGTAAGCACTGTCTGTTGTAGGAATGAGTGCTGTACTGATCTTAGCATTGATAGCTACTGTGTCAGTATTAGCATCACCAATAACAGTATTACCATCAATAGTAACATTACTGTCAAACTTAGCATTGCCTGTTACATCAAGAGTACCAGCAAAGTCAGCATTAGCATCAGTGAATGTAACTGCTGTAGTTGTGTTACTCTTAAGTGTGAGGTTGCCTGAGTTGTTAGTGAATACTGCATATGTAGTTCCTGCATCTTTAAGGAAAACATCTGCACCATCTGCATCTAAAACTATATCACCTGCTACATCAAATGTCAAGTTACCTGCTGCTACAGTGTAATCGTTGTCTGTAATAGTAGTGTAGTCATTATCACCAATACTTAGTGTGTCAGCGTATACTGTACCATCAAAGTACGCATTTTTGTATTCTAGTGAAGATGTACCTAAGTCAATGTCATTATCTGTAACAGGTACAATAACACCATCTTGAAATCTTACCTGCTCTACTGCAACAGTGCTTACCTCAACAAATACACCATGACGATTATTGGCGGTATCTACAGCAATTTTATTTTTAGCATCAAGATCAGCAATCAGGGGTACGTAGGAACCCTCATCGGATGTACCGTCATGTTTGTGGCCTGTAGTACCTGTAGTACTGTGAGCAAAGGCATCTCTTAATTTATCGTATTCTGAATTAATCGGCGCTGCTCTAACTACTGCAGTAGGTATAATATCAGCTACTGATTGACGTGTATAACCTGACATATTTTATCTCCTATCCCCAAGTCCATATGTAATGGTCATAGCTTGAATGGTGTGGCTTGGGTCTGTACTATTTGTAACATAGCTGACTGACATAGATTTTGCAGAACCAACAATGTTAGTAGATTCTACAGGCGAGGGATTTCCATCGTAAATATCTGTTGCATCAAATGTAGCGGCATCGTAAAAAGCTGCAGCACCTTCAGTAGACAAATTGTAATCTGATGATACACTACTTTGTGGATTACCATAATCAAAGTCTACTGAAACAACTACATTAACTACACCCTCTGAACGCATATAAGTATCTAAGTCATAAAACGTTTTACGTACCGCAGGATCATCCATATAAAAGTAAGGTGTTTGATATAGGCTAAATATTTTATTACCGTTAAAGCTTGTGCCTACTTCTTGCCGATACACATAGCCCTCAGAATCCCCGTGTATAACAAACTCTTCATCGCCTATATAACCACTTGAGGCTGTCTTTACATCTACCCCTACAAGTTGACTATACTCAAACCCCGCGCCACCTTGCCCACTTCTACGTATAGAACCTAAAATACCCAAAGAATCTTGATCAGCAAAGAACATTCTAAACTGTGACTTCTTTTTTATTACTACTGCTGTTAGGGTAGCCAAGTCTTCCTGTGCTGTATACTTTTCAAAAATAGATTGTATTGGCTTAGAAAGAGTAGCAAATTCAATATCGCCGATACGATCTGTACCTGTGATAGGCCTTATACCATCAGGCGCTAGAAAAAGTACATCACCATTAAACTCTATAACAGTATCAGGTGCAACACATCCTATGTTAGATGTTATAGTTTCAACAGCAAAGTTAGCGATGTTATCACCAGTTAAACGTTTAATATTATTAGAGCCGAATATAAATAAATTATTACGAAAAGACTTAATTTGTATAATCTCAAAGCCTACATTAATAACACCCGCACCACTAGCAGGGGTCCAGTCTGTTTCATTTACGTTTGCACTGAAGTACAAGTTGTACGGCTCTGAACTATCACCACCTAAGAATAAATGATTGTTAAACGCTGCAGCTAAACTAGGCGCAGAGGGTACGCTGCCTGTATTAAGTTGTGTATAAGTAGTACCGTCCCACGTAGCGGCAGGGTTGACTCCATCCACAACAACAAACTTAGGTGTTCCCCAATTAAAACTTTCAAACCTAACTTTACTAACACCTGTCATTGTAGGTGAGCCTGAAGTGGTTATTGCTTGCCACCCTTTAACAGTAGGGGTTGATTGCACCGTACCTGTAGCAGAAGATGTACCGCCTGTTAAAACATTGCCTGTAGCAAATATATTATCTGGCAACTTACCAAAGTCAATTACAAGAGCATCTGCTGTTTTAGATATAACTGTACCTGTAGCTGCTACTGCAGTACTATCTCCTGAACTAACAACACCTGTTACAGTTTCACCTACTGTAAAACCAGATCCTTCACCCGTGCCCAACGATACATCATAGTAGTGATTGTACCAATGTAAATAATTATTTCCTGACGTGGGTTTACGTGCAGCAAAGATGCCTTGGTTAATACTTGCTGAAACATGTACTCCCAAAACGGGTGAATTAGCTAAACCAGTTAGTTCACCGTATGCTCGTGTGTATCCGCTTATACGACGATACCCACCATCAAGGGCGGGTTCATAATTAATCATACGTATAGCTGTACCTGAAAGCTGACCCCCCTGTGTAAGAGGATCTGTATTAATTACTAATCCTCCCTGACAAGGAGAAGCAAATGTACGCAGATTATCTGGCATTATTTAGTGCCTGTATTAGAGTTAAAATGGTATCCCGTTAAAACAGTAGAAGTCACATACATAGGTGAGTCTAGTAATAAACGCCGCATGTTATCAATACCATTCTCAAACTTCTGTTGATGTATAGCTCCACCTTGTTCATTTGCCCTAAACCGCATTAAGTACATAACTGCGCCATCAACTATGACAGTGTTAAACCTATCAGGAATAATACAAGTATCATTATACACAGTTAAGTCTGAAGGAAACTTCCAATAACGGTACTCTATTTCATACGCTTCATCAGGAAGAGGTGTTACGCCAAACTTAGTATCTTGTGTTTGGTAAACTATATTAGGCGTTGAGTAGCCATTTGTACTTGAAGCGTCTTCTATAGCGCGATGGTATCTAATGTAATCATTATAAGTTATTACGGGTAATCTTCCAGGATCATTACTTGTAGATACTAGCTTCTTAATGTAAAACGTATCCCAATCTGCCTTGGAGTAGTCAGAAGGAAAAGCATAAGTTCCTACACCTGAAGATAGTGTTTGAGTGTACGTCACAAGAGTAAAAGGCCACTCCTGTGAGGTTTGCAATATCTCTCTTATACTAGCATTTACGGCATCCTTAGCCAATGCTTGTAGGTTACGTACATCAGAGAAGCCATTGCCCCCTGTGTCTAACTGTACTTCATTCATGCGGCGAAGTACTTCATTTACAAGTGTTACATACGTAGCCATTAAAAAACCTTACATTTTAAATGTGCTGAAGGGCCAGCCTCTTGACAAAGCCAGCCCAACAGTCTATGTAATATTAAGCAGCGTTGTAACGTGCTGTTACAAGCGCTTCTGGGCGAAGAATTTTTCTACCGTAAAGATGCATACCGCGAACAATGTCAGCGAATGAATCAGGGTCACGATAGTTCTCGACTTTGTTGATCTGCTCAGCAGAAGCAACAGCATCGTCCTGTCCAGCAACGACAACACCATAGTTATCATCCTGTGCAGTTGCGCCTGAAGTGCCTGGTCCTGTACCCGCTGAAGGCAAGTTATTTGAAACGTATACACGGAAACCGTGCAAGTTGTTCAATACCAAGCCGTTCATCAAGCCAGAGCCACCCCAATCAGATTGCAATAGACGTGAATCTTCGTCTTTCAAGATCTCCATGAACACAGGGTCAACAACGATCCACCGTCCACGTGAGTCTACATTTGCTACATCCATTGTACGTGCCATACGTGCTACCACCGTTAGTGGTGAAGTCGTTGTGGTTGACAATGCAGTCGCGCCTGGAAGACGTGAGGTTAGTGGGATTGAGTCACCTGTTGTACCTGCAGATGCTGCAGTTGTGATGTGACCAATGTCAGCCATAGTAAGATGATTGGCAGTCAAAAATTCACCAGTCAAGTTACCTGCTGTGTCATGCTGTGCGTCGCCAGATGTTGTCGTAATCAAAACACCAGCAGTTGTGTGGCCTGACATGTATGACAGAATGTCTGCGTCCATTGCGTCCGCCATTTTATATGCTGCACGATCAGCAGCAAGGGAAACGTAATCAACACTTGAGAATTGATCTTCAATGTCATCCATTTTGAAAGCAAAGTAGTTAGCTTTGTCAATGGTGAGTGAGAAGTCCTCGTCATTCAGGTCTTCAACGCTGATAGCAGTTTTACGCTCAAGAGCGTTGACTGTTACGTCAGGCTCTTTCTGGATGCGAACTACATCACCTTGGTTTGCAATCTCGCCAAAATAAGAGTTGTTCGTGATTGCATTTGAGACAGCCGCCTTGCGTAGAGCGATCTGTGCTTGTTTGGAATAGATAATCGGGCTGAAGTTGCCGTCAAATCCAGTTTTGCCAGAGGCAAGTGCTATAGCCATAGTTAATTTCTCCTTATAGATATGGCGTGAAGTTTGACACTACATATCCACTAAAGAGGCTCATCATTTCAGGGTAGTCAGCTATGCATCAAGGATGGCCTTCCTATCAGCGCTGGGCCTTTACTCAGAGGTAGTTCTTTGTTGTGGCTAGTGCTTATAAAAGCATACACACTTATTTGGTGTATATACTATAGTTTTACTTATGATTGTTTTCTTGTCAAGTTATTTCTTAGATATATCATAAATAAACTTACCAGAGCGCTGAGCTTCCATAATCTCTTCCATGCGCTTCTCATATTCTTTAATAGACATTTTAGCTACTTGTGATTCTCGTATGTAACCCGCAGCCTCGTCGTAGTCAGGTGTAGCTGTACGCTTTGCCATCACAGAAGTTGCTGCACTTTTGTCGCTACTAGGTTTCTTAGGTTTAGACGAGATACCTTTGTCAACTTTATATAGGTCAATCACACGAGCTACAGACTTAGCGTCTTCTATGTTTTCATACAGAGCATCCTGCACCCACTTAGGCTGTTCTTTAGCCCAATCATGGAAAGTATCATCTGAACGAATAGCATCAAAGTCAGGATGTAATGCAGCAAGTTCAGCTTCAGCCTTTTCACGTTTAGCTACGATGCGTAACTCTTCAATCTCTTTTAGCCTACCGTCAAGATCAGATGAACGCTCTCTGGCCTTCTTATCTGCTATAGCTTCGACAATACCCGCTACATCAGGGTACTTCTTAGCCCAAGCTTCTACCTCGTTTTCTGACTTAGGTAGTACAAGCTCATTCTTAGTAGCTGCGTCAAGTTGCTTCTTTAGCTTTTCAATCTCTTCTTTATGTTGATCTGCTGTCTTCTGCATGTGACGCTGAATGTCAGCATATCTTTGCTTGAACGTCTTCTCTTCAGCACTTAAGCTATCATCGCTTTCTTGTGCTTCAGCTTTAGGTTCTTCTTTTTGTTTGGCACTACTCTCTGCCTGTACTGGCTCTGCGCTAGGCTTTGGGCTACGGGGTTGCGCTTCAGCAACTTGCTCTTCTTCTTCTTGTGCTTCTTCATCTTGAATAACACCTGCCTGTTTAAGCAGTTCCCTTAGTTCTGCCTCATCTTGTGCGACACGATTAGCATTACGTTGATGTGACGCAGAGTTAGTTTGTATTAATTGAGTTTCAACCATTTCTTACTCCTTATGTTGGGGCCAGTCGTAACTGGGTATCCTTATAGTTATATGGATCGGGTCCAATAATTTTAGGTAGAACCACTTGGGTTAGAATTATTTTGCTCATCTTCAGCAGTGTTTGTAGAATAGGATTTACCTTTATATTCAAAAGTACCACCTGCACCTTGTTCAGCACGTGCTGCTGCAAAGGCTTCACCAAAACTCTGGGAGCCTGAGCCACTAGAATCAGATTGAGTACCGTTACCAGAACTAGAGCCAGGCCTTGACCTTGGTCTTGGTGATTCATCTGGTGTAGTGTCGTCTGTTGTGTAAGACCCTGTATCTGGGTTATATGTATAACCCCTTGGAGCGGCATCTTCCATAGCTTTAATATCAGCAGGATCAGTAGGAACAATAAACTTAGAACCCGTATCACTTGGCTCTGTATCGACTCTTGATTTTCTACTATCTAATTCTGCTTGGTACATTTCTATTTGTTTTTGCGTGTTAGTTGTTCCTGCCAACATATTTATGCCAGCAATAATTGGTATGCTATCTATAAACGAAGAAATCTTGCCTTCTGTTGTCGATTTATCTTTAAGCCCTTGAATCCTACCTTCCAATTCTTCAATAGACAAATTGCTATAATCTGGAGGTTTTCTTTCTGGTGGGTCTTTATCATCTCTATCTCTAGAAGAATCATCAACTTTTTTTGCCTCTGGTTTAGTTTGTGTTCCTTCTGGGGCATAACCTGGCGGTATCATAGCCATAGGCTGTCCATTAAAAAACGGGATAGTAATTTTCATACCTTGATCATTTACGTACACACGATACTCTAGGCCACCAACAAAGTCAGGACCACTAGGTCTGAACTGTGTTATATCAGGTTGCTTGATATATTCAGGGAAGTTTAGACCTCCTGCTTGGAAACCCATAAGACCTCCTTGAGCAGCCCCTGTTTGAGTTCGTGATAAGTCTTGCAGCATCATAGCCGCAACCTCTTCATCCGAGATACCACTATCGCCTTCTACTTCAACAGGCTCCCCACCGATACGACCATTAGCTTCCATTTCAGACATACCAATCTTGGCCTGTTCACGTAGATCCTCAAAGAACTTCATGCCATAGTAACGTAGAACATCAGCAGGGACAACATATTCACCTTCACTTAACATTGCAGGTATGTCATCACGTACTTCTTCTGGTAGAGAACCTGGCGGTACTTCATTGCCTGACACAGGGTCTACTTGATTGCGCCGTGTCTTAAATACTATTTCTGTTTGATCGTCTTCATTTAATGCCATTAACTTTGTCCCTTAAATACATGAGTCTACGTAAAGCACGTATACCTCCCTGTGTTTGGTATATATCATTTACATTCTCAGACTGTTCCAAGCGTTTGTGTAATTCTGCTATTTGATTATTAATCTCTTCACAGAATGCGTCCCATTCTTGTTTATTATTTACGAAAGACTTAAGCGACATTACCTGAGAATCCTTGTTCTCCTGGTGCTGGTGCTACTCCTGTACCTATAGTTCCGCCACCTGCTCCTGTCTGATCTTGTGCTACCGCACCTGCTGGTAATGCTGCACCTTCTTGTCCTACTGGCGCTGGGCCACCCGCAGCTTCAGGCGGTGGTGGAGCAGGTTGTTGGAACCCTTTAAGAATCTCAGCTTGGATAGCTGCATCCTGCATAGAGTTAGTAACTTTATTAGGATCAAGGTCCATGCTCTTAGCGATCTCACGAATGATGTAATCCATCTTAGCAAAGGGTGCTAGTGCTGGGTTCTGTACTACACCCAAGAATTGCATTAGGCGCTGGGAGCGTACTTCGTTAGCCATCAAGCTCTCAGTACCGTTAGCCATAACCTCTAGGTCACCCTTGATGTCTTCATCATAGTCAAACTGCATGTTAAATGCGAAGAATGCACGACCCATAGGTGCTAATAGATAGTCATCTACATTTTTAACAACGGATCGTATAGAGCCATTAGCTGCAGACATAAGCATACTAATACCAGAAGCAGTCCTTCCCACTCCCGATACACCCGTCTGACCGTGTGCAAACGATGGAAAACCCGTGGATTCATCAGCTAATACCCTTGCTTTATCAAATAGTTGCATATTCTCAGCAGCTACATTGGGGAACTTGGTACCAAAAATGGCCTGTCCTGGTGCGCCGCCTTGTCTACGGAAGACCTTGCCTGGGTACACAGATAAGTCTTGGCCTGGTACTAGGTTGGTTTCATCTATCTCAATCAGTAGATTACCAGATAATACAGCATTGTCAACAGCCATTCGCATGAAACCGTTCATCAATGTTTGTGTATCATCCATGTTTTCTGCAATGCCTACACCAAAGAAGCTGTATGGGTTATGCTCATACGGTACAGCATAGTAAGGAATACGTGATGGTTTGAATGGGTTTAGCACACAGCGTATAATCTCACCGTTAACAATCCATATATTAGCATTTACTTCTGGTAGATCACGTAAGTCACGTGGTATGTTAATCCCATTCTCTTCTAGTAAATCTGTATCAAC